ATCCAGCACGTTAGAGAGTGACTTTGAAAAGCTATGGAAACTGTATCCCAAAAAGGTTGGCAAGAAGCCAGCACTTGCTGCTTACAAACGGGCGATGACACGGAAGAAGAATCCAACCACCAATAAAGCAATTCAAACGGGCATCGTTGCTTACCGAAAGTGGTTAGCGGAGAAAGGTACAGAAAAGCAATTCATAAAAGATGGCAGCACGTTCTTTAACCAAGAATCTTGGAATGATTACTTGGAGGTTATCAAAGAAGAGCAAGAGGAACAACAAGCCCGTAAGCCGAAGTTTGACCCGCAACAAACAGCCATCGCTATGTATCTTGATTACAACAGCCTAGATCGCGTGCTTGAGGAAATCAAAGCGCAGGGTATTCCGATCGATCCAGAAGATGCTAAACGTTACATTGCTGAATACGATGAACGGAGGCAACAAGCTTGACAAAAAAACTTTATGACCCTAGCAATCCTGAACCACATGTCATGTATGGACTATATACGAAGCCGGAACTCATCAAGTCTGAATGGATTGATCCTAAATGGTTTAACAGCCAGCAATACGCTGCAGTAGTTGCCTACATGAACAAGTTGCCAGGTGACGTAGATACGCTGGAATTGCAGGATGGTTTTGCAACAGCTCATCCAGGCGTGATGTCAGCAGCAGATTGGCAATACATTATGACCAGTGATTTTGGCACCTCACGTTTTGACTGGTGGGTTGGCAAGCTAAAGCGGGACTATTTCCGTAGTCAGCTCATTAAAGCAGCACAAGCGTACTCGGAAGAACCAAGTGAGGACAACCTGACAGCAATGATGGAGGCTTCACAGAATGCGACTGCAGCAAGCCAGACGGTAACTGAAAGTAGCATTGCAGATTTGGCAGCGGACATGGAGGACAAAATGATCCACGGTGCTACTGACAATGGGATTAAAACGTACTTCACTCTTAACAATATTCTTGGTGGTGGCTTGATGCCGGGACGTTTGTTGACGATTGGTGCGCGCCCTGGTGTCGGTAAATCAGCATTCGCGGTCAATCTCATCATTGAGGCTTTGAAACAGCAACCGGAATTGACAGTTGATATGTTTTCGCTTGAAATGTCAAATGCAGAAAACTACAACCGCTTGTTGGCCTGCAAGACTGGCATCAGTGCAGGTAAATTCATCAACCCACAGAAAAGTCTAAGCGATGCTGAGAAGGTTGAGGTTGAAAAGGCGGGAAACGTCCTTAAAGACTATCACTTGCAGCTTTACGACAAGCAGGTGGAATTACCGCAGATCGTCAAAACAATGCGGCAGCGAGCCGCTGATGCAGATAAAGGATACCTTGCGATTGTTGATTATCTTGGGCTGATTGGTGTTCGTAGCCAATCCGATCGCCGTCTGCAAATCGAAGAGATCACCCGTCAATTCAAAGTGCTGACCAACGAGCTTGGTATCCCGATTGTTTTGCTTAGTCAATTATCACGAGGTATTGAGAATCGTCAGGACAAGCAACCGGTACTATCAGATTTACGAGAGTCGGGATCAATTGAACAAGATAGCAATGCGGTTGGATTCCTTTGGAACAGTGATCGGCAGAACGAAAAATCAGATATCCGTACTGTGACTTTAACAATTGCAAAAAATCGTGAAGGAGCACTTGGCAGCATTGATTTTCGTTTTTTCGCACCAAAGTTGCAGTTCAAGGTGGCGTATTGAAATGGCTTATCCAACTATGACACTTAAAGAGTTCAATGAGTACATGCAGGAGGGACATTATCAATACTCGCTGTTCGTTATTCTGCAGCTTGATGAAGCCGCGGAATATCTAAAAAAGGCGCAACAAGCCGATACTGGTATGAAGAAGTTTTGGTGCCAATGGGCATACGTGACATTAGTCAATGCGTTAGAGACGGCTGAGTCAGAATATTATGGGGAAACTAGTGCATATTTACCGACAAAAGAAACTGATCCAGTAACGCGAGCTTATTGTCAAAACACATACGACATTTGGCGAGGATACTTGCAAAAGCTAAACGTGAGTTTACCAGAACAAAAATTTTGAGGAGGCAAAAGCATGATTGAGCACAAGGACGTGAAGCCAGCGTGATAAGGCTAACGATACCTGGCAACCCAGTGCCACAAGGCCGGCCGAGGTTCACGCGAATGGGTCATGCTTACGACCCGAATAAATCAAGAAACTATAAGCAGCACGTTAAGAACGTGGCTTTAGAACTAAATATTGAGCCTCTAAGCGGCCCAATAAGGGTTGCAATGGAAATATACCGTCCGCTCCAAAAGTCTGGCAGCAAAGCCTTAATAAGGCAGAAAAAAGAAGGCAAAGTTAGGCCAACAGTTAAGCCGGATGTAGACAACTACTACAAGTCTGTATCAGATGCGCTTACCGGTATTTTATGGGAAGACGACAACCAAATAGTCGAAATCCATGTTGGCAAATGGTACAGCGATCAACCACGTGTTGAGATTGAAGCAGAAGAGATCGATTAAGGAGAAAAAATCATGAATAAAAAATTGACATTTACAGTAACTGTTTTAGCAGGACTTATGTTTGGGGCCGGTGCAACCACCATTGCCGACAATGTTTGGCAAGGTCACCAGAACATCGTGGAGACCAAAAACAATATCGACAAGCTGACGGCTAAGATTCACGCTTCAAAATCTAGCTTGTCCGATTTGCAACATCAGTTGTCTGACGCGCAGGCACAGTATGCGGCCCTAAAACAGCAATATGGAAACGACATGGCAAACAAAGATGCCCAGATTCAGCAAAAGATCGTTGAAGGCCAGCGAGCGGTTGCCCAGAAACAGGCTGAGGTCGATGCAAAGCAGCAGACCATCAATTACCTTACATCTCAGTTAGAAGCCGCCAAACAGGCAAACAATGACTTATCACAGGCAATCAAAGACGCACAGAGCATCAAGGACTATTCCGATCAGGCTGTGAAGTCAGCAAACGCACAGTAGGAGGCCAATTAATGAGATCGCTTGAGTTGTTTGCAGGAATCGGTGGCATCGCATTGGCTGAACAAATGGCTGGCATTGAAGTGGCCGGTTTGTGTGAGTACGCAGACTACCCACGCGCGATTTTACAGAAGCACTGGCCGGATGTGCCACTTTTTAAGGACGTGACAAAACTTGATCGAGAAGAACTCACAAATGCAGGAATCAGCCCTGACTCAATTGACATTGTTTCCGGAGGATTCCCTTGCCAGCCTTTCAGTATTGCCGGGAAGCGAAGAGGCACGGAAGATGACCGCGATCTCTGGCCAGAAATGTTTAGAATTATCAAGCAAATCTGGCCAACTTGGGTTGTTGGAGAGAATGTTGCTAACTTCGCAAACATGGAACTCGACAGAACGCTTTCTGACCTGGAAGGCGCGGGATACCAAGCACGGGCATTTGTACTTCCAGCTTTGGCCGTTGGCGCCCCACATCAAAGGCTTAGGACATTCATTGTTGCCCACAGTAACCGTGAAGGCAACGAAGCTTTGGCTGACGCCAGTGGCAAGCGACGGCAAACGAGCGGCCACGATGAGTTCAGAAACATTGCGAACTGGCAAAGCAAACGGCAATTTAGCACAACAAGTAGCACACCAGCAAAGTGGCAGCCTGAACCCAGCGTGGGTCGAGTGGCTGATGGGGTACCCAATCGGTTGGACAGACTTAAAGCATTAGGAAATGCGGTAGTGCCACAGCAAATACTGCCGATATTTAAAGCAATCGTTCAAATTGAGGATGCGAGAAAATGACAAACAAATTTACGGCTGATATTGTTCACAAACTGTTAGGTGTTCGTGAAGCTCAACAAGCCCCAGCAGCATTGATGAAGATTGTCATGGATCAGCAAAGGCGTAACGAGCTTTTTAAGCAATTCCTAGATGTCAGCACAGACGTATCGCATGACTGGTTCTCAGAATATTTCATGAGCGTTCAAGCTGACCGCAAAGACAAGAAACAAGACTTCACCCCTGAAAGCATCAGCATGCTCGTGAACATGCTCGTTGGATCGAACGACAGTAGCGAGTATTACGAGGTTGCCGCTGGGACTGGATCAATGATGATTCAACGATGGCAACAAGACCGTTTGAAGCACAAGCCGTGGGATTACCGGCCAAGCATGTATTTTTATCACCTTGAAGAGCTTGGCGATAGCACGTTGCCGTTTTTGATATTCAATTGTGCCATTCGCGGCATGAACGCAACAATTGTTCATGGTGACAGTCTGACACGTGCTGCTAGACAAGTATATTTCATTCAAAACGATGAAGACGACTATTTGCATTTCAGCACAGTGAATGTGATGCCGCATAGCAAAGACGTTGAACAAGAATTTGATATTCGACAATGGCTAGAGCCTGAACAAAATCACATTGAATCAACAGAGATACCCGCAAGATACAATGTGATTTTGTTCAGGCTCTAGCCAATGTCGAATATCAAATTCTTATTC